CCAGGTATTGTACTAACTAGTGATAATACACTTAGTGCTCAGGCAAAAGAAAAAACAATACAAAACTGGATCGCAAAATATAATCCAAAAAATGGGGCTCGTCGCCCTATGATTTTAGATAGCGGTCTAAAGCCATCAAATTTACTTAATACTAGTTTTCAGGACATGGACTTTGATAATTCAATTAAATCTCATGATACTAAAATATTAAAGTCAATTGGCGTTCCACCTATTCTTTTAGATGGTGGAAATAATGCTAATATAGCGCCGAATTTACGAATGTTTTACTTAGAAACAGTAATGCCCGTAGTTCGCAAGTATACATCAGCATTAGAAAGATATTTTGGGTATGATGTAGATGCGATAACTTCAAATGTTACTAGTTTACAACCCGAATTAAAAGATATAGCAGCTTATCACTCAAGCCTAGTAAATGGTGGAATTATAACACCTAATGAGGCACGTGAAGAGTTACGCTATGATAAAATTGCAGGTTTAGATCAGATTAGAGTTCCCGCAAATATTGCTGGCTCGGCTGTCAATCCGTCGCAAGGTGGGGCTCCTACTAAAGATAGTACGAGCACTTAAAAAGGAGTCTTATGAATAAGAACAAAGTATTATATCTTAATAGTACTTTTACTAATAAAGCAGCTCCTGCATCCGATGAGCCTAGTGATTCAGTTTATATTGAAGGGTACGCAAGTACCACAGACATAGACAGACAAGGGGACGTAGTTCCTGCCAGCGTTTGGGAAGCAGGAATTAAAAACTACTTGAAAAATCCTATTATTCTTGCACAGCATGACTATAATGATCCAGTGGGTCGAATGGTAGAGCATAGAATAGATAATAAAGGTTTATGGATAAAAGCAAGAATTTCTGCAGCTGCAGAAATTTGCAATTTAGTAAAAGACGAGGTACTAACCGCGTTTAGCGTTGGATTCAGAGTTATGGATGCTGAATATAATGCTGCAACTGAGTTATTTGTAATCAAGCAATTGGAGCTGGTAGAAGTATCAATAGTTTCAGTGCCTGCAAACCAAAACACTCTATTTAGTTTGTCTAAGGCATTTGACGATGCCGATGAGTATAAAATATTTAAACAGCAGTTTGCACCCGAAAGCGAGTCAGCTAAAGGGCTAGAATCCTCTAAGGAAGCAGACGGCACATCACAGAAGGAATGGAAAATGAATCCAGAAGAAATCAAACAAATGGTTGCAGATGCAGCTAAGTCAGCGGTTGAACAAACCACTAAAGCTTTTGCAGATCAAGCCGCTGCACAAGCACAAGCACAAGCAGTTAAAGCAGCTCAAGAAGCTGAAATTGACGCTCGTGTTAAATCAGCAGTTGCAGCAGCAGTAGCCGCAGCAACTCCAGCAGCTCCTGTTGTACAAACAGTTGACACTGGTGCTGAGCGTTTAATGGCTGAAGTTGAAAAGCGTTTCAACGAACAGCAAGAAACAACAAAAGAAGTACTAAGTAGCCTACAATCTGCCCTAGCAGAAAAGTCAGCAGAAATTGCAGCAATGCAAAAATCTAAGATGACTTTTGCAGACAAGACCGATCAAGGTGCTGTTAGTATCGAAGAAAAAACTCATGCAGTTATGTTAGCTTCAGTACTAGGCAAGTCTATCAAAGATACTGACTATGGCCGTGCATTACTAGAGAAGTCTAGCCAAGCCCACGTTCCTGGTGCTACACCATGGGAACTAGAGGTTTCGTTAACTATGGAACAAGCTTTAAAGCGTAAATTAGTAGTAGCTCCGCTATTCCGTCAGATCGCGATGAAGACTAATGTGTTAAGTATTCCTGTTAATCCTGAAGTAGGATCAGCAACTTGGGTTACTGCATATAATCCTACTAATGCCACAACCTTGAACACAACTTCAGGCGGTACAGGTGTATCTCATAAACTAAGCGAAGTTACCTTAAATGCATATAAAATTGCAACAAAAGAGTTCGTAGGTTACGAAGAGGAAGAAGATTCCTTACTAGTATTAATGCCAATGATTCGTGAAGCTATGGTTCGTCGTTGTGCTAAAGCAATTGACAGCGCCCTATTAGTTGGTGATGGTTCTACTGTTCCAATTAGTGGTTTAGCTAATCGCGCAGGTGCTTCGGCAACTGCTCAACAAAACGCAGTTGCTACTACAATCAATTTAGCTAAACTACGTGCTCTACGTGCCTCTTTAGGTAACTATGGTCTCGATCCAGCCGAAGTAGCATATATTGTTAACAACGAAACATACTACGATTTAATGGAAGCAACTGAATTCATGACAATGGAAAAAGTAGGCCCATTAGCTACTGTTCTAACAGGTCAAGTAGGTTTCATTAGTGGTTCCCCAGTTATTGCCTCTGGTGAAATGCCTGCTAGACCAGCAACTGGTTCGGCAGCAACTACAGCCGGTGTATCTGGACTAACTAACGTAGCTGCTATTGCAGTTTACCTCCCTAACTTCCTAATGGGAAGTCAGCGCGGTCTACGTGTTGATACACAAGAACTAGCAGCTGAACAAGCTCGTGTGATGGTGGCTTCAATGCGTGTTGGTATGGCACAAGTCAGTGCTAGCGTTGGCGTTTCTGCCCTACGTTACATTGGTTAATCTATTGAGTTAGATAAAGACAGGACTTCGGTCCTGTCTTTTACATGCCTCGCTAGTCGGAGTATGTAAAAGACAAGAGGAATAAATATGGCTAATGATTTAGTATCCAGAGCAGAATATAAAGACTATGCCGGTATATCTAGTACCACACAGGATGATCAAATAGATTTTTTAATACCTAAAATTTCAAGTGCTGTAAGAATTTTTTGCAGAAATCCACTATTAGACTCTCAAGAATCTATTGCTGAAATATTTGAAGGCGGAAATTCAGTACTAATCCCATCAAGTGGTCCTGTAGTAGCAGTTTCTTCACTTAGTTATTCTCAGGATTATGGTAAGACTTGGGAAGCGTTAACGCAGTACGAAGACTGGATCTACGTACAAAAAGAACAAGTTGTAAAATGTATTTTCAGCTCAGTATTTCCACTAAGACCCGCAGGTTATAAATTAACCTATGTAGCAGGAAACGACGGTTGCCCAGACGGTTTAAAACTAGGTGTTTTAGAATTCATACACTATTATATGCGCCACGAAGGTGCAGTACATTCTAACTCCGCGCCTGGCGGTGCAGGTACTCAAATCGAATACATTACAAACAGCAAGCTACCCGCATCAATCCAACGTATTTTTGATCAGTATGCCCTGACGGTAAATTAATATGAGTACTCCAGAGGCTAAAAAAACTATTGAAAAGATGATAACACAGGTTCTAGAAGCTAAAAGTCCTAGAACTAAACTTGATGAAACATTTCATGTACTAGACTTAAGTTATGATCATTTATTAAAATTTAATAAACTTGAAGACGAACAATTAGCTAAAGAGTCATATGTAGAATTTATAATAGCTGTAGAACAATTAACTAAAAAGGCCTATTCTTTAGATGCAGCTATTGCAGCCAGTAGAAATAATAAAAATATTGGTCCTCAGTTTATAGAAGGCGTAGCTCTACTAATATGTTTAAATTTTGGTGCAGCAAGAAGAATAATTACACAAGTATCACACTCTATTCCAGATAATGAATATTTTGGAATATCCTATAGGGAAAAAACTTTAACAGGAACAAAGTACGCTTATAAATTAGAAGAAGGAAGTTCTTTAATAGGTCTGAAAGGCAAAAGCTTTTTACTAGACAACGGTAGAGTTGGAACAGTAACAGAACTAAATACTGGAAAACGTACTAAATTTGAATTAGTTGAAAATACAAATTTAGGTCCCTATACTCATGTACTTGTACCCTTGCCACCTCCTAATGATTCAGCATTTAAATTAGAGACCATATCCGATCATAGAGGTGCACAACTTGCTAATACTGATGGTACTGTTACCCTAGGTAGTAATAAAGATTCTACGATTGGACCAATAGGTGATTTTCCAAAACTTAAACGTGAATGGTTATCAAAGCTAGATATAGGACACTTATTTAAAAAAAATACTCGAGGAGGCCGTACCCCTTTAGGAGATAGATTACAGAAAGCTTTAGTATATAAAAATTTAAGTAGCTCTGCTAGAGATATAGTACAGAAATACATAAATAAATTAGATAAAGCACATGGTGAGGTTACTTATGTATTTCATAACACAGCGCCGGATAGTACTACTAAACTTGCAAAAACTGTAGGTATAGTTGTATTATCTGTTCAATTCTTTGAATTGAATAACGCTTTAGCGGCAGATGAGGCAAAAATTAAACGTGAAATAACTGAAGAGTTTAAAAATATTGCTGCAAATCTTAAAGGTAGTAATACTATTATTGAAGATATTGTAGAGAATACTAGAAATAAAATAGTTAGTGCATTAAGTGGTAAAGTAAAAGTACTAAAGAAACATAGCCCTGTAAAGGGTAGTGTTCCTATGAGAGATAAAACATTACCGAAACCTACAAATACTGAAGTTAAAGGAACAAGTAAAAATAAAATTAGTTCCAATAAAACAATTGTTAAAGTAGTAAAAGAATCTACAAATATTTCAACAAATACAGTTAATTTAACCTCCTTACAGTCACTTATAAACCAGCACTTACAAAACGTAATCTCTGCGAATATGGGTAGTGGTACTGAGAAAAGAATTCTAAATTACAGAACCGGACGCTTCGCAGCGTCGGCTAAAGTAGAATCAATGAGTCAGAGTAGGCAAGGGATGATTACAGCTTTTTATAGCTATATGAAAAATCCCTATCAAACATTTGAACCAGGATTTAAACAGGGAAGTCCTAAAACACGAGACCCTAAACTGCTAATATCGCAGTCAATCAGAGAAATCGCTGCCACAAAGGTAGGTAATCAACTAAGAGCACAGGCAATATGAGTCGTAGAACATCAATACTTACCGCCCTAGCAGATAGGTTTAAAACTTTGCTAGACGGTATTACCTATCCCTCAAATGTTTATAGTAATGCCTACCCCAAATTAAAATTCTGGGATGAAGTCAACGACTTTCCCTCAATTTATATGAGTCCAGGCAGCGAACAACGCCAGTATGAATTAGCAGGCTTTGCTTGGGGCTTTTTAAATGTAAGCATAAAAGCTTACACCCGTGGTGAAGATGCTCAAATGCAGCTAGAACAGTTGCTAGAGGACATAGAAACCGTAGTAGACCAGAATAGGTCCGTAGTCTACGACACCACAAGAAACTATGAAACTACTGAGATTTTAGTAGTTTCAATAACAACTGATGAAGGGCTATTAGCTCCTTATGCCGTAGGTGAAATAAACTTACAGGTTAGATATCAGATAATGTAACCAGTATCAGAGGCATGAACACAGATAAATATCTAGTCTAGTACCAAGATACTAAATAAAAAGGAAATAAAATGGCATTAAATCTAGTACGTAATAGTAGAGTATTCTTTACTACTAACGTGGACACTTACGGAGTAGTCCAAACATCCGGTTTTACCGCTGCTAATACACAAGAATTACAAGTTCTTGACGGCTTTACATTTACACAAGCAACCAACCAAGATACAATTACAGTATCTGAAGCAGGTTCTGCACCTATTCGTGGACAACGTTCATTCAATACAAGTTTAGCTCCTGTAGACTTTTCAATGAGTACGTATATTCGTCCTGCTAATGCGACTACTTCGATTACTGCTGAAGAAGCCGTACTATGGAACGCCTTACTAGGAGTTAACGCAATTAGTACTGCTAATACTCTTACAATTGCTGCTAGCGGTGTTACAGCTGCCTATGCATTTGCTGCAGGTGTTGGTACAGTTACCCTAACCGGTACCTTTACTACTACAAGTTTAGCAGTAGGCGACGCAGTAATTATTAGTGGACTTAGTCATGCAACCGATGCATCTATCTTAAATTCTGCTGGTGTTATTAAGACTTTAACTGGTAGTTCAATTACTATTGAATTAACAAACCCAAAAGCTGCTGGTGCTGCAATCACTGCAATTACTGCTGCTGGTCCTGTTAAATTATATAAGTCAGCATGGGCACCTGTTGCCACTACTTACTCCTATGTAAGCAGTGCTGGATCAAACTTTAACCAACTACAAAAGTTTGGTATGATTTTCATTGTTGATAGCGTTACCTACGTTGTTGATAACTGCGCCCTAAATCAAGCTGTAGTTGACTTTGGTCTTGACGGTATTGCCACAATTGCTTGGTCAGGTATGGGAACTGCCCTTTCTGATAAGTCGGCAACAATTGGTTTAGCTGCAGCACTTAATACACTAACTGCTACAGGTGGTGGTGCTCAATATACTGCTAGAAATCTTACTGCACCATTCATTACTAATAAGCTAAGCACTGTTAGCCTGAGTTTAGTTAATGCAATCGGTAGTGCAGCAGCAGGTACATCATATGCTATAGCCCTAACAGGTGGTTCTATTACTATTAATAATAATATTGCCTACATTACTCCTGCTAATCTTGGTGTTGTTAATGTTCCTTTCACTTACTATACTGCTACTCGCGCCGTAACAGGCACTATGAGTGCATATATGAAAACTGGTGTAGGTGTACAAAGCACTGGACAATTATTAGCTGACATGCTTGCAGCAGCGTCTAGTAGTACTGAACCTATGGCTACACTAAGCATATCTATCGGTGGTGCCTCAAACGCAACTAGGGTTGTTATTGATATGCCTTCCGCTGTATTTAGTATTCCTACAATTGACGTTCAAGCAGTTGTATCTACAACCATTAACTTCACTGCTGAAGGATCTACGCCTTCTGCTACTGCAAATGGGAATACTTTTGCACTTGATAAGAACAACGATATCGCAATTCGTTACTTCTCGGCTTAATTTTTCTTGGTAGAGGGTTGATCTCCTCTACCCTTTTTTCTCGTCTATTATAATAAAAGGACAATTTAATGGCAACACAAAATGCAGCTCTCAGCCTGAAATCACTATTAGTACCCTCTAAAGCGGTCGAAGTAGATTACCCAGGCTTAAATGGCTTCAAGATTAACGCAGTCTTTCTTTCTCGCGAAACATTAGTAGGTATTCGTAAGAAGTCAACTAAGACAACTTTCAAGAATCGTCAACCAGTTGAAGAACTTGATGACAAACTATTCTTGCAGTTATATGTTAATGCATGTATTAAAGGATGGTCAGGTCTTAAACTATCTTACCTAGAACAGTTAGCTCCAGTAGACTTAACAGGACAGAATCCTGATGATGAACTGGCCTATGACCAAGACAATGCATTATTCCTAATGCAATCATCTGCCAATTTCGATGCCTTTATTTCAGAGACAGTAACTGAGCTCTCAAATTTCACGAAGACCAGTACCTTGAATTAAATCGCCAATTAGAGTCCTACTTTTCAAATGGTACTGTCTCAATGACTAAAGATGACTACTTTGAGATGTGTGAAGCCTTAGGCTCAGAGCCCCTAGATTCAGAGATTCCCGTTGAATACGAGGATTTCTGTTTAGATGTTCAAGAAGCTTTAGGAGTTTATCAAAAACTGCGAGACGAGTGGGATACAATGAACGGCGTATACTTAGGTAAAAATTATGTAGGATTAGTAGATATACTAGAACTACTAGAGGTACCGGTCGAAGATAGAAGAACCCAGTTTGAGTTAATAGGAATTATTGATAGGCATAGGTCAAAAGCCATTGCCGATGCAAGACCGAAAACAAAATAGATAACCCCTGTATTGAGAGATACAGGGGTTTTTTTATGAGCGAAAAAAATTTACTTATTGACTTCTACTTCCGTAAATGGTATAATTGGGGCTGTAAATATTAAGACGTAAAATTTTACGTTTATAGAATAAGGAAAACCTATGCAAGAAACCATTAATATAGGTATTAATGTAGCGGATAATGGTACTACAACTGCAGCAAATAAAAGAGCAGAGCAGTTAAGAACTACGCTTGAAGGAGCGGCTCAAGCAGCTGCTTCTATACGTGTACCCACAGCTACTGCGGCAGCTCGTGAAGGTGTAGCTAGAAGTCAGCCTAGTACTATGAGCCAAAGTGCTTCAGCAAGTCAGCCAAAATCAGCAGCTTATAGGGCTGCTAGTGGGCCAGGCAATACTGCTAGTGATACTAACCTAAGTCGTGGACTTGCCGGACAAACTGGTGCAAGTGGAAGAGATTTTGCAGCACAGGCTCAAGGCTTGGGCGGGCTTGTTCACGTCTATGCAACTTTTGCTGCTAACTTATTTGCTGTAAGTGCAGCATTTAATGCACTTTCTAAAGCCGCTGATATCTCAAATATTGTAAAGGGTTTAGATCAACTAGGTGCTGTAAGTGGTAGAAGTCTGGGTGGATTAGCAAAACAAATGGTATTAGTTACTGGTGGTGCAATATCGATGCAGCAAGCTATGACTTCTACAGCACTAGCAACTGCTGGTGGATTAAGCAGTGCTAATATCTTGAGAATGACAGAAGTAGCTAAAAAGGCCTCCTTAGCTTTAGGTAGAGATATGCCTGATTCAATGGATCGTTTAACAAAAGGTATTGTTAAGGTTCAACCTGAATTATTAGACGAATTAGGTATTATGGCTCGCGTTATACCTGCTCATCAAGCGTATGCTAAAGCATTAGGAAAATCTACTACAGAATTAACTGATTTTGAAAAACGTCAAGCTTTTGCTAATGCAGTACTTGATGAAGGCGAACGTAAATTTGGACAGATTAAACTTGACTCCAACCCTTACTCTAAACTATCTGCAAGTGTACAAAATATAGTACAAAGTTTCTTAGAATTAATCAATACTCCTGTAGGAGCTTTTATATCAGTACTTGCAGACAATAGTGCACTATTAGCACTAGCTTTAGCAGCTGTAGGAAAAACATTATTAAATATGGCTATACCGGGGCTAACTGCTTATAAGATAAGCATGGTAGATTTAGCTAAAAAATCAAAAGATTATGCTACTACTACTAGAGCTGCCTCCAATCAAGAGGTATCAGATTTAGAAGCTATGCTTGGTGAGAAAGATAGTGCCGCCTCTGCCGCCGCTGAAAAAGCGTATCAAACAGCTTATAATAGTAAAAGAAAAATTAGACAACTAGATGAAGGGGTAGTAGGAAAAGAAGTTGCAGCTATTGCAAAGAAAAGTCCTTTTGACCTAACTCCTGGTGAAATAGCTACAATAAAGAGCAAGCAAAAAGAACTAGCTAGTAGTTCATTAGATATTGAACAACAACACTCTAAAGAATTAGGTAATCTATATAATAGTATTGAAAAAGCTAAAGTTAAAAGTGGTAAAATTGGCCAAGCTGCATCCGATGATTCTGCTGCTAAAGATGTAGAAAATACTAAGCAACTAGCTGCTCTTAAAGATAGAACTAATAGTATAAATCAAAGGTATCACCTAGATAATATTAAAGCAATAACTGCAGAAACTCAAGCAACTAAAGGTATGATAGCTGCTTTAACTAGTATGAATGCACAGCTAGCTGCTGCTCAAGGCGGAATACTCGGTAGAGGAAAGCTAACTATTGGTACTGGCACTTATGATAAACAAGGTAAAGAAGTTACTGAGCAAATAAGTAAACTTAATGCTCTACAAAGAGTGAATGAAACTGTAGCAGGCAGTTATGGTATTATAAAAACTCAAGCTAGTAGTGCTTTAAGTAAGATCTCTACTTTTATTGGAAAATACGGTGAAATTGGTGCTATAATTGCATTTGTTGTAGCTAGTGTTGATCTTCTGGTCGATACTCTAAGTTCTAATGGTAAAGAGGCTAAGGTAACTAGATCCTCATTTGAGAATTTGACTGCAGCTTCAGAAATGTTAAACAATGTAATGAAAGATTTAGAGGATAGAGATCCTCTTTATAAAATATCTACAGCAGCAATGAGTGCAAAAGCTAATGCAATTTTAGAAGTTAGTGACGCTTCTGCTAAAGCTGTTAAAGCACTTATAGCAGAAAATGCTGCTGCAAGTGATTTAGATAAATTTTTTGATACTACAGCAGTAGCAGTAGGGTTTGGTTTATTGAGAAGTTCCTCTAAAGCATTATCAATAAGTGTATCTGAAGCTTTTAAATTAGCTACACCAGGTGAGGAAACAACAAAAGCATTAAGAGAAATTAAAGAATTAACAGGGGTTGATCCAACAGATCAAAAAGCGTTTAGAGAATATTTGAATGATACACCAGAGAAGTTTTTAGAAATTGCTCCAAAAGTTACTACTATTATGCAGCAACTAGGTGTAGATTTAAGTAATACGGCATCAAAAGGAAAAGAACTTGATGACTCCTTTAAAATTGCTGGAGATACATTTACTGCAATTTTAACTAGCATGCAACCTTCAGATGATTTAGCTAAATTAGGATTTCAATCTATAGATGTTTCTCAGAAAATGGCTAAAGCTTTCAAAGATCCTACTACTGCTTTAAGTAAGTTAGTAGAAATATCCGGAGATACCGCTAAGTTAAGATTTTTTGATCCTGAAGCAGCAAGTGAATTATATAAAGCCAGTCCTAAAATTAAAGAAATGGCAGCAGACATTTCCACCTATACAAGTGCATTAGACAGACTAAAAAATGAAGAAGAAGCCTTAAAAGCAAAAAGAGCTGATACTAAATTTGGCGTTTATCAGATTCAGTTTGATAAAGAGATAGGGGATAATCAAAAACAACAAAAAGATCTAATAAATCTTATTGATCCCTTAAAAATTAAAATACAACCTTATATAGATAAAATTAATAAAGAGCAAGAGGCTGTATTTGCCAGAGGATCACAAAAAGTAGCAGATAGTATAGGTATAGCTTTTGAAAAAGCAAAAATTACTGAAGCTAAAGCTAAAGCTGCGGGATTAGGAGATACTGCTGAGGGTATAAAAACAAGAGCGGCCTTAGAGATACAAAGTATTGGATTACAAATTCGTGAACTAGATGCTAAAGCTAGCTTATCCAAAGTAATGGATAATTTAAGAATTGCCGAAGAGGAGAATACTTTAGTTAATCAACAAATTCTTTTAGAGACTATTCAAGAAAGAAATAGAAAAGGCGGTAGAACGCCTACAGAAGCTAACATAAAGCAAGAACAAAAGATGGATAGCGATATAACTAATCGTAGAGTTGGTATAGAAATGTCCAAAGAGATGGGTGACTATACTTTTGACCAATTGAATCAGATTATACAAAAATTTGGTGTGGGTGACCGTAGCGTCGGTCAGGCCAGATTTGAGGCAGCTAAAATATTGCAACCAGGTGCCGCAATAACTGCAGGTGCAGCGGCTAGTAAAGCAGAACTTATGAGTCAGCAGAAATCTATATCTACAGGTGCCCAGTTTAGTCTGATGGATGATGCTCTTAAAGTAGAAAAAGATTTAGCAGCTACTCAACTAGAACGACTACTTACTCAACAACAAAGTCTAGATATTACAATAAAAAATTCTTTGTTTTTAAGTAAAAGTGCAATGAAAGAAAAAGAAAGAATAGCTGAAGCCATAGCTTTAAATAAGGAAGCTTCTGAGTATTTAGATATTCAACAAGAAATTAAAAAAGCAATACTAGGAGGATCTGACATAAGAGACCCTAAAAGTGCGGCTTCTGAACTTACCACCAAACTTAATAATAAAGCGGAAAGAGATGCACAGGCTTTAGCTAAGCGCAAGGCTGGATATGCGGAAGAAAGCTTAGCGGGAAAAAAAGCTGAAGCAGATTTTGATCAAAAAATAATAGATATTAGAACTTCTCGTCTTTCTATATTAGCTAGTGGAGAACTAACCGTACTTGAAAATAGATTAAATTTATCAAAAGAATTAGGGCTACTTACTGAGGAAGAAATTGCAAAACAAACTAGCTCTTTATTGGTCTCTCGCGAAAAAGAAAGATCAATAGATGCGATAAATGCGTTAGAGTCTGCCAAACAATTAGAAATTAATGACTATGAAAAGAGAAGCAAAGACTTAGCCAACGCTAGTCGAGAAGACAAAAAAGCTTTGAATGATTTACATAATGAAACTATTCTAAAATTAGATGCCTCTCTTAAAGTAGAAAAACAGATAACTTCTAGTAAACTATATGATTTGGGCGTACAAAAAAATATAAATACTCTTAATGGTAAGTTAGCTGATAAAATAAAAATTCAGGAACACGAAAGAGCTCTTTCGCAAGATATATTTGATATATCTACTACAAGATTAGACCTAGAACAACAACTTCTACAAAATCAAAAGGAATTAAATACTGTAAGCCAAGAATTCTATATTAATAGAAAAGCCGATATAGACTTATCAAAGTTACAGCTATCTAGTAATTTAGCTTTATTAGATTCAACTCTTGCAATTGAAAATGCCCAAGAAAAAGCTCGTATTGCCAACTTTGCAGCTTCTTTGATGACCCCTAATTTTAAAGGACCCGAAGGTGCAGGGGCTCAGGAAATGCCACTAACTGAGGAACAAAAAGCAACTCAAAGAGTTCTAGAACTATTAAATAGCAAACGTAGTGTGTTATTAGAACAAGCCGCAATTTCTGAAAAATTAATTGAATCAAGCAGAGCACAAGGGTTAGAATTAGAAAGACAAAATAAACTATTAAAAGATCAGGAAAGTTTAGCCTCTAACCTAACTGCTATATTTGGCGATATGGGTACAGCCTTAGGCGAAGTTGTAAAAGGTATGTACGCATCTGTAAAAGCTCAAGAAGATCTAGTTAAACAGAAACAGGCAGAAATAGATGCTGCAATGAGTGTCGGGCCTATGGACCCTAAACAAAAATATGCTATAGATGCTAAGTATAGAGACCTAAGTACTAAAGAAGAACTAAGTAGTATATCAACAATATCTGCAAACTCTAAAAAACTAGTAGATCAAAAAAGTGTAGCATATAGACTTCTTGATAACTTAGAAAAAACCTCTAATGCAATAAAACTAGGTTTACAACTTAAAACAATGGCTGCCGAGGCCTTTAATTTAGGTAAAAGTTTTCTCTTACATACGAGGATACTACAAGCTGAAGTAGCTGCTACAGGTGCTGCTCAAACCGCAATTGTAGCAGAAAACACAGTAGGAGCAGCAGGTACTACGGTGGCTAATACACCAGCTATACTATCCTCATTTGCTACTATGGGCCCAGTAGGTTATGCAATTGGTGCAGCTTTAGTAGCTTCATTACTGGCTATGGTAGGCGGAGGTGGTTCAGCGCCTCCTAGTGTTGACATGACCGGCAAAACCTCTGCAGAAAAACAAGCTAGTGCAGGTACTGGTGGAGTATTTGGAGATGACTCAGCTAAATCAGAATCTATAGCTAAATCTATGGAAATATTAGCGAGTAATTCTATAGAAGGGTTAGACTATGACGACAAGCTATTAAAAGCGTTTAGTAAATTAGCCGATTCTTTAAGCGTAACTTCACAAGCTATTTATAATATTCCAGGATTACGAAAAGGTGGAACTACATTTGGAACACAACCAGGTACTGAAACAACTAGTAAGGGTGGATTATTTGGTAGTGGATTCTTAAATAGCGTATTTGGTGGAGCAACCACTGCTAATACTAGTATTGCTGGAGCAGGTATTAATGTAAATGGTAGCCTACAAAATCTTATTGATGAGACTGAAGGTAGTATTACTGCTTATAAAGATGTACTTACACAATTTCATAGGGATGGCGGATGGTTTGGTAGTGATCAAGATTGGACAACGCTTAGCAGACAAGCTGTTGCTGTTGGAGCTGAAGTACGTAAAGGATTATCAGACGTATTTAAAAATGCTAAAGAAGTATTTACAGAAGTAGGTGCTACGGCAGGTGTAGGAACAGATGCTATAAATCAGGCTTTTAAATCCATAAATTTTAGTGGTATTCAGGGCGATATTGATACTATGGGCTTAACAGGTCAAGCAGCCCTTGATCAATTAAATGCTGTAGTAGGTGCTAAACTAGACGAAACTGCTCACTTACTATTTGGTGGATTTGACAAGTTTAAGAAATTTGGCGAAGGATATCTAGAAACAGTAGTTAGAGTAACAGATGGCAATAAAAAAGTAGATCAAGCTTTAAGATCTGTTGGTAATAGCTTTAATATAATAGGTAAATTTGATATATCAGAAGCTATGATTAAAGCTGCCGGCGGACTTGAAAAGTTTATGGAACAGTCCTCATTTTTTAAAGATGCCTTCTTAACAGATGCTCAAAGACTTGCACCCGTACAGGAAAGTGTAAGTAAGCAGTTAACTAAACTAAGTATTAACACTAATATTAGTCGCGAGGAGTTTGCAAAATTAGTTAATGCACAGGACTTAAGTACAGATGCCGGACAAAAAATGTATCAAAGCTTAATGGACTTAGCTCCTGGACTTGATACAGTACTTAAAGCCTCAGAAGCAGCTAAAGCTTTAGCTGATTCAGCCTTAGATCTAGAAATAAAGATATATCAATTAAAGGGAAGTAACGAGGCTCTAAACTTAACTAGACAGAAGGAATTAGACGCGATGGACGCTGCTCTAAGACCTCGTCAAAGATATCTTAATGCCTTAACAGATGAGATTGCACTTCGTGATAAACTTAAGTCTGCTTATGATACTACAAATAATTCACTAACATCATCAATTAAATCCTTACAAGACTATAAAACTGCACTACTTGGTGGAAGTTCTTCTACCATGTCTCCTGCAGAAAAGTATGCACAATCTAAAGCAATATTTGAACAAACATCTGCTGCTGCTAAAGCAACAATTACTACTTCAAGTTCTACAGCAGAAATAAAAACTAGAGATGACGCCGTAGCCAATCTATCAAAAGCATCTGATAGTTTCTTAGCAAACTCTAAGGTTATGAATGCGTCTGGTACCCAGTATGCTGCGGACTTTGCCGCAGTTGGTACAGCTATAGACGCTACTAGTAGTATACTAACTACACAGCAAACAGAAGTGCAAGAACAGCTAGGTTTCCTAGATAAGATTGCAGCGGCAACAGATACAACAGCCCAACTACTAGAAAAGTATTTAACAGCAGTAGGAGTAACCACTATAGCTCAAGCTTCAGCAACTGCTTCAGGCTCTACGGCTGCAGGTGTTCCCTATGCTAAGTATGCCGCTGGAGGTTTAGCCTCTGGAATGTCCTTAGTAGGTGAGCAAGGACCTGAGCTAGTAGACTTTGTTAACCCCGGAAGAGTTTACTCTAACGCAGACAGTAAGAATCTATTTAACAATGACGCCTTAATCGCAGAAGTTAAAGCCTTAAGAGAAGAAGTAACAAAGTTACGTGAAGATCAAAAGGAACAAACAGGACACTTAATCGCAACAACATTTACAGCAAATGCAAGAAATGCAGAAGCCATTAATAATGGTAACGTACAAGCATTAAATCAACAAAACTGGAAAGCCCGTTCTGGGGTAACCGTAGTTTAAGGAAAGCCCGCTTTATGCGGGCTTTTTTATCCCTAATAAAAATTATGCTTGACTTATTTTAGCTAATCAAGTATAATAGGGTAAATTGATCTTGGGAGATTTTATGAGTAATGTAACTCAAGCGTGGTTAGCAGATCCTACCCACATACTAGGCTTATTAGTAGAAATTACTGCAAAAAATGTCTCTACTGCAACGGAGACGACATTTTACCTATCTAACATTGGCTATACTACAACTAGTGCTGATGCAACATATTTACCAATTATTAGTGGCAATATACAGACAACTGAATCTCTTACCCTTGATGGAAGCCTGTCAATGAGTTTTGGTGATATAAAGATAGCTAACTACAATGGTGACTTAGATGACTGGCTAGATAGAACTAAGTATATTTGGGATAGCAGAGCTGTCAAAGTTTACCTAGGTGATCCAACATGGGAGGCAGCTACCTTAGCAGATGTACGTACTGTATTCGAGAAAGTATTTGATGGTATTATTGAGGACGTAGACTCAAGCGAGCGTGAGTTTATCAATGTTAAAGTACGCGATAAGTTAAATCGTCTTAATTATCCAATAAGTGATAATAAGCTTGGAACCTATGGTACTTGGGCAAATGGGCAGACAAATCAAGATACCTTACGACCACTTGTGTTTGGTGAAGTGTTTAACTCGTCACCAGTACTAGTAGATCCTGCGTACTTAGAGTATATGTTTAATGATGGTGTTAGTGAGTTAGCAATTGAAATACGTGATAATGGAGTACCTATTTATACTGATGTTACAGTTTATGGTACTACAGTAACCTCAACAGCCGCAACTACAAACTATATTACCTGTGCTAGTACGCAAAATTTATCTGTTGGGATGTCCATTATATTTGATACGTCAATTGGTGGTATTGTAGCAGGTACAACCTACTATGTAAAAACTATAGTAAATTCAACTGCTTTTAGTATTTCTCAATTACCAGACGGTAATACCCTTGTTTTAACTACTGCAACTGCTTCAGGTACTATACGAGTACGTAATATTAATAGACCTGATAGAGCTATAGTAAATTTAACTACTGGTAAGTTTACCTTAAAGTCTCCACCTGAGGGTACTGTTACCATGAGTTTACAGGGATTGAAGAATTCTGTAGATTTAAGTGAAACTGGAACTGCTGGACTATTGTCAACCTATACTAATAATATAGCGAATATAATCACACTTATAGTTACCCAGTATGGACAAGTTAGTAATAGATTAACTTCCTCTGATTTAGACCTAGTTAACCTAAGAGCATTTGTTGCGGCTAATACTGCCGCTGTAGGTATTGTACTTAAAGATAGAGTAAATGTACTGGAAGTCTGCCAGAAACTTGCCCGTAGTGCTAATGCACAACTTTTCTTTAATAGACTAGGGTTATTGCAATTATTGCAGCTAGGCACCTATACTTCAGACTCAGTAATGAGTATTACTGATGGGGATATCCTACATCACAGTTTACACATATCTAATAAGACTAAAATAGTAGCAGCTACCAAGGTTGGTTATGCGCTTAACTATACTCCTCAAACAGCGTTAGCTGGTAGTATACCTGCTGATAGTAACTACATGTTTAATGATGAGTGGTACTCAAAAACTGTTACAGATACAGCCGTAGAGTCAACCTATAGATTAGATAGTACTCCTGTACAAACAGACACTAGTTTAATTAGTGGATCGGATGCTAGTGCCTTAGCTACTACTTTGAATAACTATTTTAAAGTACCACATACAGTATACGCTTTTACTGGTACAGCCAAACTACTATATTTAAAGTTAGGTCAGCAAGTTACACTAACACATAATAGATTTGGATTAAGTGCTGGTAAAACTGGACAAGTAATAACCCTTAGCCCTAATTGGGCAGATGGTACAATTAATGTAGAGGTAATTATTTAATGACAGCACCTATTTTAAATGATAGAGACCTAGCCCTACAAGCTGCTAAGTATAGATCAAAACAAACTAATCTTCTTATTACTGGTACTGCGTCCGCATTCTTAGCAAGTAAGAATAGTATTACAATTCTTCCTGCTACTATTGTTTTAACTGCCACCCCCTCTGGATCAGTATTTTCAGGCAGCGCTGTTTATACTTGGTCATATGCACTAAGTAGTGCCCCTAGTACCTTTATTACTTTAGGTACAGGAAAAACGTGGACCCTAAACAATAGCGATTCATGGGTTAAGAACGCCTCAGTACAGTACAGATGTATAATTTCAGAAAACCTACTTGATGACGCATATGGCTACTATACTGTAACTTATAGCTCAGAAGGTGCAGAGTCTAATTTCATTACACTAAGTAGAACTAATGTATTAGTAACCTGTGATGCTAATGGTTTACCCCTCTCCTTTAATAACACAGATATTGGAGTTACAGTAAGTCGTGGTACTACTAATTTAACCTACAGTAGTACACCTGCTGCAAATAGTTTTACAGTATCATATGCTGTAGTTGACGTAACAATAACTGCCACCCCTACAACAACTAGTACATCTTGGACTATACCTGCTATAAGTGCTATTGCACAGGATGGTGCTAAAATTACGTTTACTATAACTGTATATGACTCATCCGCCACTCCGGTAGCTACTACATATACTAGAACTGTCGTCTATAATAAAGTTAATAATGGTAGTATAGGTGCTGATGGTGCTAACCTAACTCCAGTAGCTAACTATGATTTTGCTGGTGCAACCTTACCAACTTTACCAACTGCGGTAACTTTTGCAGGTACTGCACAAACTTATGAGAGTGGTACAGCTACACTCTTTACTAACACTGTTCTTGATCAAAATTTAAGATTAACCAATTTAAATTTAGTTCCAAATAACTCATATATAATCAGTATGCGAGTTAAATGGATTAGTGGTCTATGGGAAGGCATACTATTTTATTCAAATCCTCTTCATGGAGAGAGCGGATCGTATTACAAAGCTATTCCTCAACCAGCCTTAGATGTATGGACTACTATTAACGTAGACATGCGTGCACTAACTGCCGGCGGTACTGATTACTTAATTGGCGGTAATATTACTAATTTACGATTTGATTTCGTTAATGCCGCAACTGCTAGTGTAGCCCTTGACTACATAAGTGTTGGCAAGTATGGTGTAGCGGAGGCTACTAAGTCAATTACCTTAAGCATGTATCAGTGGGCTGCTTCCCCACCTGCTTATAGTGGTGCGTTTACCTATAATTGGAATACTGGGGCCATAAGTGCGTATCCTAGTGGATGGTCCGGAGCCGCAGGAGCCGCAACAACTAATGGGTATACCCTTTATCAACGTAATATAACACTTACAGATACTGGCTTAGCAGCTACTACTAGTGCAAATTGGACTAACTCTTCAATTAACACTATTGGCTATCGTAACGATGGTACTATAGGTATAAATGGTGATTCGTACCGTATTGCCTATGTAGTTACAAATGGTGTGTGGACAGGCGTGAGCCCTCAAACCAGTCTAGTTGCTCCAACCGCTGGTACTGGGGACGTTGCACCTACTAGTACAGTTACTGTAGGTGGAACTACTACATCATGGTCTAAAACGGCTACCAGTACCTTAACTGATGGTCAATATATGTATCAAAGTGATGGTACATATAGTGCTAATACTACTAATATAACTTGGGGTGAGCCCTACTTAAGTAACCTAAAAGTAGGTAGCCTATCAGCCCTTGCCGCAAGTTTAGGTACTGTAGATGTATTCAGTGGTGGGTCACTTAAATCAGGTAAGACAAGTTTTGATGATAATACTACAGGATTCTTTTTAGGTAATGATGGCGGTGCTCAAAAATTCAGAATAAATAATGCCACATCTGGATTATCCTATAATACTGCTACAGGATTACTCTCACTAACAGGTGGTAGTATATTTAACGGTGTAGGAGAAGCCTTACTTTCAGCTACCACAGTTGCTTCAGATATTAATAATAGCGCAATTGTTATAGGTGGTGCTAATTTAATGCGCTACAGCGGAAATTTTACTTCTGCTACAGGGTGGACTACTAACGGGTCTACGGTAACTTATAGTAGTGCGGTAACTTATGGCAGCTATGGTACTTTGCAACTAGTTGGTAGCGGTGGAGCAACTACTAGTACACCAATGAGATTAAAAGCTAACACACAGTATACTGTTAGCGCCTTTGTTAAGGGTAGTGCCGCTCTAGCAGGCGCCTATGATACTCATTTACATATACAAAGTTGGCGAGATGAAAACGTTAATAATGTACATCAAGAAACTTCTGGAGCCTACGATACCGCAATTACAACAAGTTGGAAACGTATATATCAGACGTTTACTACACCTAGTAGTGCTAATTTAACATACTGCAGATTTTACTTTTATCCTTTAGCTGCTGCCCCATTTACTTTAAATGTTGGGTATGTTAAACTAGAGGAGGGTAACATTCCTACTGATTGGGTTATAAATGTAGAAGATGCTGCAGCACTTGTAGAAAGTGCTAGAGCTAGTGCTGTATCAACTGCAGCAGGCGATGCTACAACTAAAGCTAATGCTGTAGCTTCTACAGTTAGTGGTAAACTTGATAAAAGTGGTGCGCAGACAATGACCGGACCTGTTAGTTTTAATACTGCAGGTGCAATTGTAGTAGGCACATTAAATGCTGCAGGTACTACAGATAATGGACTCTACTTAGGTAGTAATGGTTTAGTAGGTAGAAAAAGCGGAGCCACTACTTTTTCAATAGATACTGCTGGAAATGCTATATTTAAAGGTACAGTAGAGGCTTCAACTCTAAAATCCACTGATAATCTATTTGTTATAGACTTAGTTAACAAGACTATTTCTATATCAGTATGATAGAAAACAATTTAAACGTATTGGACGAATATGGCAGCAAATAATTTAAGAATAATTTATCAAAATATAGTAGACCTTAGTACGTCTACTATAACTGCTTCCAGTACAGCATCTGGAGGCACTCCAGCGTCGAACATGAAACTAGACTCCAAATCACTTGTTTGGAGATCTGGTTCTGTTACTACTGCAGCAGTGAATGGCCTGTATGCTGCTAAGGCTAACTTAGTGGTTAGTTTAGCAAGTTCAAATATTGGTGGTGTTATACTGCCTTTCTGCAATCTATCCTCAGCTGCAACAATCAGAGTTCGTGGATATACTGGAACTGCTCCTACACTTGGTGGGACAGTAGACTCACCAACAACTGCGGCTACTGGCACCTTAAGGTTTGACTCAGGCGTGGTTATGGCATGTCCCTATCAGGTATTAGGTTTATGGAATTGGGGTACACTACCCCTAGGAGTTAACAGCTACTCCTATGGTGGAGGAACCTACGGCAGAGTCTGGATACCCTTAGCATCACAAGCTGCCTGTACTAGCTTATTAATTGAGATAGTAGACTCACAAAATCAGAGTCCTTACATCGAAGCTTCAAGATTAGTCGTTGGATCATACTGGTATCCTAAGTACAATACCTCCTTTGGACTATCTTCTACTACTAAAGATTTAAGCGCGCATACTCGTACTGAGTCTGGTGATCTTGTTACAAATCGTGGCATTAGTTACAGAAGTATGAATTTTGATTTAAAGTATTTAGTACCCTCAGATAGATTAGAGTTTACTAGAATTTTACGTGGTAATGGGCTACCACGACCATTGGTAATTAGCCTATTTCCAGATAATAGTGAGGACTGGGATAAAGAACAAGCACATCAGATTTACGGAAAATTATCTCAATTACCTGATTTAGTACATCCTATGTTTGAAATATACAGTACTACTGTTGATATTGAGGAGATTTAAATGCCTAGTTTTTACGTTGGTCAAACAGACTATATTACTCAACTAAATGTGTTATCATCAAGTATGGTATTACCAACAGTTGCTGGTAATAGTGGAAAGTATTTAGTTACTGACGGTACTAATACAAGTTGGGCAGCTATACCTACAGCTACTAATCTTGTATTAGGCTTAGTAAAAGTAGATGGTACAACCATTACAATTAGTAGTGGTATTATTAGTGGATTTAATGGTGTATTTGCAAGTTTAAGTAGTAAGCCTACTACAATTGCTGGATATGGTATTACAGATACATTAACAACTACTGCAATTAATAACGCTATATTAGTTGAATCATCTAGAGCATTATTAGCTGAAGGATTACTAGCGCCAAAAGCTTCGCCTAACTTTACGGGTACAGCAACATTTAGTGGTACTGTAAATGGTATTACTAAAAAAATGGTTGGATTAGAGTTTGCTGAAGATACTACTGACTTAAATAAACCAGTTAGTACAGCAACTACTGCAGCAATAAATGCAGCAAGATATTCATTACCTGTAGCCAGTACAACAGTACTTGGTGGCGTTAAAATCGATAATACTACTATTACAATTAATAATGGTGTAATTAGTGCACCATATGCTTATACTTTACCCATATCTAGTACATCAGTACTTGGTGGCGTTAAAGTTGATGGTACTACTATTTCTATTAATAGTGGTGTAATTAGTTATATTTTACCTGTAGCCAGTACATCAGTACTTGGCGGCGTTAAAGTAGACGGCTCAACTTTAACATATAATGCATCAGGGCAACTATACTATACTGGACTACCTCCAGGAGGAATTCCAGTAGCAAGTACTAGTGTACTAGGTGGTGTAAAAGTTGATGGTACTACTATTACAATTAATAATGGTGTTATTAGTATACCACTATTAAGTCCAACACTAACAACACCGACTCTTGGTGTTGCCTCAGCTACTACAATTAACAAAGTAGCTATTACTACTCCTGCAAATGGTTCTACATTAACTATTGCTGATGGTAAAACATTAACAGCAAGTAATACCCTAACATTTACGGGTACGGATCTAAGTTCAGTTAATTTTAGTAGTGGCGGTACTGTTGTTTATACAAGTAATAAACTATCCGTGTTTGCTGCTACTACGTCAACTGAGCTAGCTAGTATTATATCAGATGAAACAGGTAGTGGACTACTAGTGTTTTCAGCAAGTCCAACGTTTACCGGTACAATATCAGCAGCAGATATTAGTGCAAATATAGTTTCAAGTAAGAATAATATTAATGGATATAGTACTACTATAACTAATACATTAACTACTACGTTAACTAATTCCAGCAATCATCAACAATATTTTACAGGTACTGCAACACAAATTGTAGTACTTCCAGTTACAAGTACATTAGTAATTGGCCAACAATATCAAATTGTAAATAATAGTACGGATAACATAACTGTACAAAGTAGTGGATTAAACATTATATTAGTAGTGCCCCCAAGTACTTCTGCTATTTTTACAGTAACGGCAATTACAGGAACTACGGCAGCATCTTGGTCTTCTTCATTTACTGCGTTCAATACAGTTACTGGTACTGGTAGTAATGTTCTTGCTACAAGCCCTGTATTAGTAACACCAACGCTTGGCGTTGCCTCAGCTACTACAGTTAACAGAGTAGCTATTACTGCTCCAGCAACTGGTTCTACATTAACTATTGCAGAGGGTAAAACATTAACAACAAATAATACCCTAACATTTACAGGTACGGATGCAAGTTCAGTTAATTTTAGTACGGGAGGTACTGTTGCCTATACAGCTAATAAACTATCCGCATTTGCTGTAACTACTTCAGCTGAACTACTGGGTATAATTAGTGATGAGACAGGGTCTGGATCATTAGTGTTTTCAGCAAGCCCAACCTTAAATTCTCCAACACTAGTAACACCAACTATTGGTGTTGCCTCAGCTACTACAATTAATAAAGTAACAATTACTACTCCTGCATCTGGTTCTACGTTAACTATTGCTGATAATAAAACTCTTACTGTAAATAATACTCTAGCATTTACAGGTACTGATGCTTCTTCAATTAATTTTGGTACTGGAGGTACTGTTGTATATACCGGTAGTAAATTATCAGTATTTGCCGCTACTACTTCCTCAGAATTAGCTGGCGTAATTAGTGATGAAACAGGTAGTGGAGCACTGGTATTTGCTACAAGTCCCACTTTAAATTCTGCAAATTTAACTTCTCCAACACTAACAACACCAACGCTTGGTGTTGCCTCAGCTACTACAATTAACAAAGTAGCTATTACTACTCCTGCAAATGGTTCTACATTAACTATTGCTGATGGTAAAACATTAACAGCAAGTAATACACTAACATTTACGGGTACTGACGCAAGTACAGTTAATTTTAGTACGGGAGGTACTGTTGCCTATACAAGTAATAAACTATCAGCATTTGCTGCAACTACTTCAGCTGAACTACTGGGTATAATTAGTGATGAAACTGGCTCTGGATCTTTAGTGTTTTCAGCAAGCCCAGTACTAACAACACCAACGCTGGGCATTGCCTCAGCTACTACAATTAACAGAGTAGCTATTACTGCTCCAGCAACTGGTTCTACCCTAACTATTGCTAATGGTAAAACATTAACAGCAAGTAATACCCTAACATTTACAGGTACGGATCTAAGTACAGTTAATTTTAGTACGGGAGGTACTGTTGCTTATACAAGTAATAAACTATCCGTGTTTGCTGCTACTACGTCAACTGAGCTAGCTAGTATTATATCAGATGAAACAGGCAGTGGAGCACTGGTATTTGGTACCAGTCCAACAATTACCACATCGTTAACTACACCAAGTACAACTTTTGCATTATTGAATACAACTGCAACTACAATTAACTTTGCCGGTTCCGCAACAACATTAAGTATTGGTGCAAGTTCTGGTACTACAACAATTAACAATGATTTAACAATTAGTGGTAACTTTATTGTTAATGGTACAACAACAACTATTAATGCCACTACTGTTTCTGTAGATGATATTAATATTACCTTAGGTGATACAGCTAGCCCAACAGATGTATCCGCCACAGGTGGTGGTATTACTCTTAAAGGTGCAACTGATAAATATATTACTTGGAGTGCCGCAAATGGCTGGACTTCTTCAGAATATTTTAATGTTGTAGGTGGTAAAACATTTAAGATTAGTGGTATTGATGTACTAAGTGCGTCAACACTTGGTTCAGGTGTTACTACTTCCAGCCTAACTAGTGTTGCTACAATAGGTACTGGTACTTGGAATGCTACTATTATTGATCCAACATATGGCGGCACGGGCGTAAATAACACGGGTAAGACTATTACCTTAGGAGGTAACTTAACTACTAGTGGTGCATTTGCTACAACACTTACTGCAACAGGTATTACATCATTAACAATGCCAACGAGCGGCACATTAGCCACAACAAGCGATAAACTTAGTGCGTTTGCTGCAACTACTTCAGCTGAATTACTGGGTGTAATTAGTGATGAAACAGGCTCTGGATCGTTAGTATTTGCTACAAGTCCCGTATTAGTAACACCAACGCTGGGCATTGCCTCAGCTACTACAGTTAACAGAGTAACAATTACTGCCCCAGCAACTGGTTCTACATTAACTATTGCAGAGGGTAAAACATTAACAGCAAGTAATACCCTAACATTTACAGGTACTGATCTAAGTTCAGTTAATTTTAGTACAGGAGGTACTGTTGCTTATACAAGTAATAAACTATCAGTACATGCTGCTACTACTTCTGCAGAATTAGCTAGTATTATATCAGATGAAACAGGCTCTGGATCTTTAGTGTTTTCAGCAAGCCCAGTACTAACAACACCAACGCTGGGCATTGCCTCAGCTACTACAGTTAACAGAGTAGCTATTACTGCTCCAGCAACTGGTTCTACCCTAACTATTGCAGAGGGTAAAATTCTTACTGTAGATAACACCCTAACATTTACAGGTACGGATCTAAGTTCAGTTAATTTTAGTACAGGAGGTACTGTTGCCTATACAGCTGATAAACTATCAGCATTTGCTGTAACTACTTCAGCAGAATTAGCGGGCGTAATTAGTGATGAAACTGGCTCTGGAGCACTAGTATTTGGTACAAGTCCAGCAATTACTACATCGTTAACTACACCAAGCACAAGTTTTGCATTATTGAATACAACTGCAACTACTATTAATGCCTTCGGAGCGGCTAGTGCCCTAAGCATGGGTGCAGGGTATGGTACTACAACAATTAATAATGATTTAATAATTAATGGTAACTTTGTTGTTAATGGTAGTCTCTCTACTACAATTAACAGAGTAACAATTACTGCTCCAGCAACTGCGTCAACATTAACTATTGCTGATGGTAAAACATTAACAGCAAGTAATACTCTAACATTTACGGGTACAGATGCAAGTTCAGTTAGTTTTAGTGCAGGAGGTACTGTTGCCTATACAGCTAATAAACTATCAGCATTTTCTTCAACTACGTCAACTGAGCTAGCTAGTATTATATCAGACGAAACAGGTAGTGGCTCATTAGTATTTGCTACAAGTCCAGCATTAGTAACACCAACTCTTGGTGTTGCTTCCGCTACTACAATTAACAAAGTAACAATTACCGCCCCCTCACTTGGTTCTACATTAACTATTGCTAATGATAAAATTCTTACTGTAGATAACACATTAACATTTACAGGTACTGATCTAAGTTCAGTTAATTTTAGTACAGGAGGTACTGTTGCCTATACAAGTAATAAACTATCAGTACATGCTTCAACTACTTCTGCAGAATTAGCCAGCATTATATCAAATAAGACAGGTACTGGAAATTTAGTATTTGCTGCAAGCCCAACCTTTAGTGGAACAGTAAGTGGTATTACTAAAAAAATGGTTGGATTAGAGTTTGCTGAAGATACTACTGACTTAAATAAACCAGTTAGTACAGCAACTACTAATGCCTTAGATTTAAGAGCGCCAAAAATTAGTCCTACTTTTACAGGTATAACTACAGCCGCAGCATTTCAAGAATACTTTACTACTCCAACAATAGTATCTAATACAGTAACACTAAATTATAGTCTATCAGGTATATTTTATTTTCCTAGTGTTAGTGCAAATTTTACTGCAAATTTTACTAATATACCCACTACTGCTAATTATGTTAGTACTGCTACTTTAATAATAGTGCAGGGAGCGACAGCTTATCTACCCTTAACTAGTATAACAATTAATGGAGCGCCTTTTACAATAAAGTGGCAAGGTGCGGTAGCTGCTATTGGTGTAGTTAGTAGAGTTAATTTAGTCACTTTATCCTTTATCCAAACAACGCCTAGTACTTGGACTGTAATAGGCGCCTTAACTTCGTACGCATAATATGACAAGACTTTCTTCACTTTCATATCTTAATTCAATTTCTTCTTCTTCACCGTTTCCTACTACTGTTCAAGCAGTAATAGTAGCCGGTGGGGCTTCCGGCGGTAGTTCTCATGCCACATTCCTTGCCCAAGGCGCTACTGGTGGGGGTGGTGGTGGCGGACGCGTGATAGTGGACGATAACCTAGCAGTACCCCTTAATACATCTATAAC